TCCTTTTTGTTCCCATCGGGCCATTTTCCTGAATTGATTTCGTAAATGAGCCCGGCATGATAACATCGCCATCGCCATCTTTGCTTCCAAAGTGCGCTAAATACCCGGTAACAATACCCTGTTTTACATCTACATCTTTGAAGTTTTCCGCGATTGCTTTTAATTCCATGCTATAAAAATAAATATTATAAATTTTTGACTGTTAATAATAAAAAACCATATATTTACATACATGACTACAAACGAAGTATTAAACGAGCTTAGCGGCTTAACCAAGCCTTACATAAAGGTTATGCCTCAATCAACTTATAGCCGTACAATTAGAGATATTAAGAACGGCAATTGCAAACCTAAAACTATGCAGGCATTCTTTGCCAAATTCGGATATGAACAAGAACAAATACAATGGCGCAAAAAATGACCGACACCCAACTACTACACAAAGCAAACGGAATACGTAGGATTAAACAGGCTATAAAGAATTGTGATTTGCCTATGAGTTAGAAAAAAAAGCACAGAATATGCTCGATGAGGCAAAAGCCAAAACAATCGAGGAAACCAAAACACTAATCGCAGATGCTCAAAAGTCAGCAAGCGATGAGATCGAAAAGAAAAGCCAGGAATGGCAAGTAAAATTCGATGCTATGGACAAAGAGGTTCAGGAGTACAAATCACAGGCAGAACTATTAAAGCAAAAGAATGAGCAGAAAACTGTTCACTTCAATGATGCTTTAAAAGAGGCTTTGGTTGACCCTGAAAACGTAGAAAAGCTGGAAAAATTCAGACGCAAGGAAGTAAAGGAATTTTCCTTTGAACTGAAAGCGGTTGGCGATATGTCACTAAGTAACATTACAGACCTTGCAGCTGCAAACGTACAAATGTTACCTGGTATTATCCCGGTTCCAAATCGTAAACTTCACATTCGACAGTTATTGCCTACTGGTCAGATGTCTACTTCTGCAATTCACTACTTGCAGGAAACAGGCTCACAGGGTGGTATTAATCCGTGGGCAGATAACTCAGGAACAAAAGATCAGATTGATTTCCAATTGACTGAGAAAATCGCTCCATCTGAGTTTATCGCTGGTTGGTTACGTATTACCAGAAAAGCATTGGACGATATTTCTGCAATGCGTTCTTTCTTACAGGGTCGTTTACTTGAAAGGTATCTCAATGCTGAAGATGAGCAAATCTTGAACGGTAACGGAACAAGCCCGCAACTGGATGGATTGATTACCAATGCTGAGGCATACGCTGGATTCAGAACTATTCCAATTGAGAAAATCATTGATGCAGCCGCTCAAATCGAGGGTAACGATCATATGGCGAACGGTATATTGCTTAACCCTAAGCAGTACTATGCTTTGCTTATGACCAGAGGTAATACTTTGGAGTACACCTTGCCGGGCGGATCTGCCGTAAATGTTATCAACGGTCAGATTTACATCGCTGGTATTCCGGTTTACAAATCAACTGCCATGAACACCGTAAACCCTGCTCAGGATTCATTCTTAGTTGGTGACTGGTCAATGGGAGCGCAGTTGTTCATCCGTGAAAATCCGGTTGTAAGGTTCTTCGAGGAAGATGGCACAAACGTTCGTGAGAACAAAATTACCGTTCGTGTTGAGGGTCGTGTTGCATTACCGATTTATCATCCTGATGCGTTTGTGACTGGTTCACTAAATTCAAATCCTTCATAATTGTTTTCATCGTTTAAGTTAGAGAGCCTTCAGAAATGGGGGCTTTTTTATTTAATTTGCTTTTTTGGTAAATTTTGCTAAATTTACAGAATGAAAAAATATAAGTACTATCGCATTACTGTTTTAATGCCTGAATCAGTACACAAACAAGTACTTGAATTGGCAGTAAAAGAGAAACGACCTAAGTCTGCAATGGCGGCAATACTGATTGAAGATGGCTTAAAACTTATTAATGTTCAAAGCTAACTACATCGGTGAGTTTGGAATTTATAAAAACCAAGAGTACACAATCCGAATCGGCACGTTAAACGGTCGCATAGTTATCAATCGTAAATGTGGTGCTGGTCGGGTTTACTATAATACAATAGTTGAATTTTTACAGAATTGGGATAATATTAGGAAAGTATGAAAAAAATATTTTTAATCGCATTTATTATCATTGCAATGAGTGCCTGTTCTGAAGGAGAAAGTAAGTTAAATCAAAAAACTAATCAACAATCACTTAGTTATGAAAGTGGTGTTAATGTTAGAAAGGTTAGGGTTGATAGCATTGATTATATAGTTGTAACAAACTATGGTTCTGGCGTTGCCATAATTAGACATTCTAAATGAAAATCTTCCATCTCGGCTTAATGGTATCTCCAAACGGTTCATCATGCCGGGCGTTTAGAAAGCAATGCGATCATTACGTTGCCATGTCTACGGGGGAGGAGGATGTGAACGCTAAGGCTATTGCAATCGCTCAGAACTTTAAGCCTGATATTATCTTTATGCAGATTCAATCGCCTGGGGTTATCCATAATGAAACCGTACGCCAAATGAAAGAAACAGGGGCGTTCATTATTAATTGGAACGGAGATATTCGGCATTCTACTCCCGATTGGATGCAGTCAATGGCAGAACACGTAGACAGAACTTTATTCAGCAATATGAGGGATGCCAGAAACGTTTCAAACGGAGGCTATCTTGAAATTGGTTACGATCCTGAAATATATAAACCAGATGGCGAAACTTTGCCATGCAGGGAGATTGCTTTCTTTGGGAATAACTACGGGGCAAATCGTTTTCCGATGTCAAAGTTTCGAATTGATATGCACAATTTATTAACCCGACAATTCGGGTCTAAATACGGGGCTTATGGTAATTGGTCAAATGCAGCGGGTAATTACAATAGTTCTCAATGGGATGAGGCGGCAGCTTATCGTTCTTGCAAGATCGCAATCAATGTATCTCACTTTGAAGAGGAAAATTATTCAAGTGATAGGATATTGCGTATTTTAGGAACAGGCGTATTCTGTTTATGCAAGTGGTATCCTGCAATGCCGTATGTTGATGGTGTTCATGTTAAGGTTTGGCGAACGTTGCCTGAGTTATTGGGATTAATTAAGCACTATATGAACGACACGAATAAACCTGAACGGGATAGGATAGGTAGGCAAGGTATGGAGTTTGTTCAAAGTAACTACACATTTGACAAAATGGTAACTAACATCATTAAATATTATGAAGAAAGTAGGAATTTATAAAATAACCAATCCAGAAGGAAAATCCTATATAGGCCAATCAAAAGATATTGATAAAAGGGTTAAGGATCATAAATATGGCGATTATAAAAAGAATAGAAAATTTAATAAGTCTGTATTAGATTATGGATGGCAAAGTCATTCTATTGAAATACTTTGTGAATGTGATGCAAAAGACCTTTGGCAGTTGGAACAACATTTTATTTTATTACATAATTCCGTAATTAATGGGTTAAACCTTTCAACTGGTGGTAAAAATCCTAAATATTCAGATGATAGTAAATTACTTATGTCATCGCAAAGGAAAGGCGTAAAACCAACGCCAGAGGCTTTAGAAATACGTAGAATCGGCAGATTAAAAAACTATGATAAATTTCTAATTGCTATGAAAAATCCTGAATTATTAGCTAAAAAAAGCGAACAATTTAGCAAGGCAATTATAGTAATAAACGGTGTTAAGAGTGATGTTTTTAAATCTGTAATTGAAGCAAGTAAATATTATAATATACATAAATCATCAATAGCAAGATTTGCAAGGGGTGAGAGAATTCATAAACATTTAAAATTTGAATATATATGATTAAGCCAAAAGTTTTAGGTTTTATGACGTGCCATTATGTTGGCGATTACCTACGTGAAGCCTTATTATCGGTTGCAGACCATGTCGATAAATTTGCCGTAGCTTATAGCAGACAACCATCACAAGGTCACGGAACGGACAGGCAATGCCCGGATAGTGAAGCTGATATATTGGCAATCTGCCGGGATGCTTTAGGGGATAAACTGATATGGGATGCAGCAGACAGGTACGGAGCAGAGAACGAACATCGTGCAGTCAGTTATAAATATGCTCATGGCTTTGATTTGATACTCACAGTTGATTCGGATGAGGTTTATGCAAGCGAACAGTTACAGTCTTCCTTTGAGTACGCATATTGGGGCGTTGATAGGTATTATGGTATTGATGGGTATATTAACTTTTGGCGTTCGTTTGATTGGGCGTGTACGGATGGATTCAGGCCGATACGGATTGAGAATTTACACCGTAAAAACCATACTCAGGACTTGAACTTAAAGCAAACTATTTATCATTTCAGTACTTGCCAGCCCGTTGAGATAATGGCCTATAAGTACGGTGTATTTGGTCACGCTCACGAGGTTAGGCATGGATGGCTTCAAGATGTTTATTACGGATGGTCACCGGATGTGCCTTTCGATGATGTTCATTGTGTTGCACGTGGAATATGGAATCCTCGACCTTTTGATAAGACTACTTTGCCGGAGATACTTAAAAATCACCCAAACTATAATAAGAGGTTGGTATGACATTTTGCGCCATTATAGTTGATGACCGGGAAGCAATAGCAAAGGAAGCTATTGAACGGCATAGACCATTCCTGCCAGCTAACACAGAAATATTTCACATCAGACCCCCTTATGCTGGTGGTATCTATTCGCTAAAGTCTGCACGAGATTACAATTCAGTTTTAACGCATCCTGCTTTTTGGTCAGGATGCCGATATGATAGAGTTCTGATATTTCAGCATGATTCGGGATTATTACGTGAAGGGATTGAGGATTTTTTGCAGTATGATTATATTGGTGCGCCAATTAAACACATGCCGGGTTATATGAACGGAGGTTTATCAATTAGGAATCCAAAGTTAATGTATGAAATATGCAAGGATAATCCGTACAATGGACAGATAAATGAGGACTGTTACTTTGTAGAGAACTTACGCAAGATGAGTGCTAAATTACCCGACTTGAAAACGGCTAAAATGTTTTCAGTCGAAACCATATTCAACATGGGTTCGCTTGGATATCATGCGATGGATAAATATTTAAGTAAAGAACAGGTTCAACAAATACTGCATCAATATGAAACCACTAAATAACGGACAATTTCTTTTAATGAATTATACATTAGGAGAAAACAGACCTATTTGTAAAATAGGAGATGAAGTAATTATTCATCCTGTAATTGGTCGGTCACAAGCAACTAAGTCCTACCCTGCAAAAATATCTGTTAATAAAAATCATAATGTCTTAACGGTTGTAGGAATACGTGAAAATTCTGGATGGTATGGTGCGTGGATTAATGATTACGCATTTAGTAGGTTGGAGTTTGTAAAAAGAGATAAGATATGATTGAAATGGGAGCATACACTTACGGCAACCCGATTATAAAAGGCGAAATGAACACAATCACGATTGGTAAGTACTGTTCAATTGGGGATAACGTGATATTTGATGGTGGATGGGATCATGACATTACTAAAATCAGTACTTATCCTTTTCATACTTGGGGATTGACTGAAAACAATAATGTTTGCAAAGGCGATATTAACATTGGCAACGATGTATGGATAGGCTCGGACTGTATTATCCGTTCAGGCATAACGATTGGCGATGGGGCAGTAATTGGTTCAAGGTCTATAATATCTAAGGATGTAGAACCTTATTCGGTAGTCGTTGGTAATAATCGGGTAGTTAAAAAGCGATTTACAGATGCACAGATAAAAGGATTACTAAGGGTTAAATGGTGGTATATGCCAGATGAAAAGGTCAGAGAGATTGCACAAATTTTACATAGTACAGATTTTGACAAGCTATTTAATTTATGATTACTCTATACACTTCCTACTATCAAGACCCTAATCAACAACGGCAAAAGGAACTTGATTACTGTCTGAAAAAGAATCTTGACAACCCAATGATTGATAGAATCATGTTGTTTGCGGAATGCGAAATAAGTCATCCAAAGATTACCATTTTAGGCAATCACAGACCTACATATAGGCAATTCTTTGATGCTATCAATGAGCATACAAGGCATGAGTTTGAGATAAGTATTTTAGCAAATACAGATATTTACTTTGATGATAGCTTACGGAATATACAAATTACATCACGGCAATGCCTTGCGCTTTCCCGATGGGATGTTAAACCCGGCAAAGAAACCAAACTGCACAATGAGCGTTACAGTCAGGACACTTGGATATTTTCGGGTAAGGTTCGCAA